GCCCAGCCCAGCCCAGCCCAGCCCAGCCCAGCCCAGCCCAGCCCAGCCCAGCCCATGCCAGTTAGTGCGATGCCCATGCCAGCCCAGCCCAGCCCATGCCAGTTAGTGCGATGCCCATGCCTGGCCCATGCCATGCCAGTTAGTGCGATGCCCATGCCATGCCATGCGATGCGATGCCGGAGCTGATGCGATGCCTGAGCTGATGCGATGCCTGAGCTGATGCGATGCCGGAGCTGATGCGATGCCGGAGCTGATGCGATGCCGGAGCTGATGCGATGCCTGGCGGCCCCGTTGCTAGTGGCGAGCGGCATGGCAAGCGACCACCCCCGGCCACGATTTTTAAAGAGACGAGTACCTGTACGCAATATCTGCGAGCATATTTTTTTCTCAGGCCACACAGGCCCCACCCCATCCCAAAACCAAAAACGTGCAAGGCAAACCCCTTCCCAAACATATTTTTTTCGGGTAAACGTGTGCTAGACTGCGCTTTCACACCTAACGCCAGACGCCTCAAGCCGATGACGAAACTGACCGCCCAAGAAATTACCGCCTTGCAGAAACCGCCCCCCGAGAACAGATTGGAGGAGCGCATGGTTGCGCTACGCGAGCGCATGACGGCGCAGCACCCGCTGCACGGCATGTTTGCTAACGTGTTTGAAAATCTCGGCGGGGAAGCCGCGTTGCTGGAGTGGGCGGAAGATAACCCCGCACAATTTTTTGCCATGTTTACAAAACTGGCTCCCGCGGCCATACCTAAAGGCACAACCGGCGCCGTTCATTTACACGTTCATTCTGATCTGGCACCAACGGCGCTCGACCGCGGTATTGTTATTGATAACGACCCGCAAGGTACGGAAGATTGAAGCAAATCACCCTTAATTACGTCCCCCGCGATGCGTTCAAGGAATTCCACCAGCGGGTAAAGCGTTGGGCATTGATGGTCTGCCACCGCCGGTCCGGTAAGACGGTAGCGTGTATTAATGATTTAGTGATACGCGGCGTACATACGCAAAAGGAGAACGCCCGGTTTGCGTATGTTGCGCCCTTCAGGCAACAAGCTAAAGAGATTGCCTGGACATACCTGAAGGAAGCGACCCGCGATATTATGGTGGGCACCCCCAGAGAATCCGAACTCCGGGTAAAACTACCCAACGATGTGTGGATTACGCTGTACGGTGCGGATAACCCCGATTCGCTGCGCGGCATGTACTTCGACGGTATCGTGCTAGATGAATTTGGCGATATGAAGCCGTCGCTGCTGGGGGAGGTCATTCTGCCGTGTCTGGCCGACCGCGCGGGATGGCTGGCGATTATTGGCACCGCCAAAGGGCGCAACCAGTTTTACGACTACAAGCGCAAAGCGGTAGAGGATACGACCTGGTACTACCAGATGCTCAAAGCCAGCCAATCGGGGATAATCCCCGAGTCCGAGCTGAAGTTGATGCGAGAGGTAATGACTGAAGATCAGTACGATCAGGAAATGGAGTGCAATTTTGACGCGGCGCTGCAGGGGACGTACTACGCTGACATACTTAACACGATTGACGCAAAAGGTCAGCTTGTGTATGAGGACCCGCTGTACGAGGACGGGCAAAAAGTTCATGTCGCGGCAGATGTAGGGCTCCGGGATTCTACGGCTTGGTGGTTCTGGCAACCCCGCGAGGACGGCATTGCGGTAATCGACCACTATGAAGCGTCAGGCAAGCACGTTGACCATTATCTTGAAATGTTGCACAACAAAGGGTACCAGTACCACCGTATCTGGCTGCCGTTTGACGCAAAAGCTAAAACCTTGGCCACACGGCGGTCTACCATAGAGCAGTTCGCCAACCCCTATGAAACGATTAAGGACAGCCCGGAGTTAGTCAAAGCGTACCCGCCGGGGTCACGGCTGCCCGTTCGCATACTGCCGAAATTGTCTATACAGCACGGTATCGACGCGGCACGGCTGGTAATGCTCAATAGTTGGTTTGATATGACGCGTTGTGAAACGGGTATAGATGCGCTGCGGTCGTACCAGCGGTCTTGGTCCGAACATACCAAGAGTTTCAGCGACGCCCCGTACCATAACTGGGCCAGCAACACCGCCGACGCGTTTCGGTATCTGGCTCTGGTGGCGGATAAATCGGTGGGCATGTCGGCGGAGCCAGAGCTAGAAAAACCACAAGCACAATTCGCCCAACCGGGTGTACCATCGGGCCTGACGTTAGACGGGCTGTACGCCGAGCGTGATATGGGTTGGCGCAGCAAGATCATAAAATTGTAGGGTATTGGGTATGGCATATACAGCAGACAGTGCGGCAAAGGGTGGCGAAACCGGCAAGGGCGGCGAAACCGGTAACGATGACGAGTACGCCGAGGACACCCAGGCGCTCAACACCAAATACACCGAAGAACTGGCAAACTCAGATAAACGCCTGAAATTTTTTCTACGCCAAGGCAATAAGGTCAACCAGCGGTACCTGTCGGAAGAAGCCGGGTATTTGTCTATGGGCAGCGAAAACGTTGCGCGGGGGCAAGCGCCAGTCGCTGACGTTAATCTGTTCTACACCAATATAACAACGCTTGAAGCGATGCTATACGGATCAACGCCTCGGGTTGATGTGTCCCGTGAGCACGCAGACCCCGACGACGAGGTGGCGCGTATTGCCGCTATGCTCTTTCAACGGATGCTGCAGGCGGATGTTGAACCGTCAGGCTCTGACTCACCCTCAGCGCTCAGAGCGGCCTTGCAAGACCGATTGATACCCGGTATGGGGCTGTGCCGTGTGCGGTATGAAGTAGAAACCGGGGAGAAACTAAACCTGGAAACGGGGGAAATGGAAGAAGCTATTTTAGAGGAACGCGCGCCGCTGGATTATGTGCATTGGCAAGACTTTAGGTGGGGCTGGGCGCGTACTTGGGCGGAAGTGCCTTGGATTGCGTTTCGCAGTTTTCTCACGCGAAAGGAAGTAATCGACCGTTTTGGGGAGGACAAAAAGGCCGGGCTTACCTTCAAGGAGCAGACACCCACGGGTTCCGATAGGGGGGATTCCGGCAGTATTGACGATAAAGATAATCGGTCAAAAGAAGAAAAAGCCGAAATATGGGAAATTTGGACTAAGGATGGCCGCAAGGTGTGCTGGTGGTCAAAAGGCGCGCCGGATTTGCTGGACCACCAACCGGACCCGCTAGAGCTGACAGGGTTCTGGCCGATGCCTAAACCGTTGATGGCAAATGTCACAACAACGCTATTGGTACCTAAAGCCGACTATATGCTGGCGCAAGACATTTACACGCAGGTTAATTTACTGGCCTCGCGCATAGCCACCATTACCGAAGCGATCAAAGTCGTCGGGGTTTACGATAACACAGCGTCGGAGTCTGTAGGGCGTATGCTGCAAGAGGGCACGGAAAACACGCTTATACCGGTTGATAATTGGTCTATGTTTGCCGAAAAAGGCGGATTGAAAGGTACTATTGACTGGTTTCCGGTCGAAGACGTTGTAGGCGTACTAGCGGTACTGCGCGGGGAATTGACCGGGTGGATAGAATTGCTGTATCAACAAACGGGTATGTCGGACGTACTGCGCGGCGGTAACACGGATCAATACACCTCTGACGGAACCAATCAACTCAAGGCGAAGTTTGGCAGTATCCGCGTACAGGCGCTGCAGGACCAGTTCGCGCGCTTTGCCAGCGATTGCGAGCAGCTACGGGCGCAGGTCATAGCCAAACATTTTTCGGTTCCGCAAATTATCCTGCAGTCCAGCGGAGAGTACCTGTCAAACGCAGATAAGCCGCTAATGATGGAAGCGGTGCAGTTGATGAAATCAACGCAAGCCAAATGGCGGGTAAGCATTAAACCCGAAACTATTTCGATGGTGGATTACGCGCAGCTAAAATCAGAGCGTACTGAATTTCTCACCGCAGTGGCGACCTACATCCAATCGGCAACATCAGCGCTGAAAGAATTTCCTGAAGGCGCGCCTATGTTTCTGGAAATGCTGCAATGGGGTATGGCGGGGTTCAAAGGCTCTGAAAGCATTGAAGGTACTATGGACCAGGCGATAGCCGCGGCCAAAAAAGCCGCCGCTCAACCGCAAGAGCCTGAAGATGATGGCACGCAAGTCGAGCAAATGCGCCAGCAGGGCGAAATGGCCAAACTACAGGCCAAGTTGCAAGGCGATATGCAGATTTTGCAAGCCAAATCACAAGCCGAAGTGCGAAAAATACAGTCCGATCACCAGGCCAATATGCAGGAGATTATGGCTAAAGACCGCGCCGACACCAACAAAATTATGACGGACCTTCAAACCGACTTGAGGGTAATCGCTGAAAAGCTGCAAGCGGATACTACAGTGGAAGAAGTGCAGTCCACAATGGCCATTGCAGAAAAGCGCACCGAATTGACAAATTCGCTCACTGAAATGGACGTAGAGCATAATTACAACATGGCCGAAATTAACGCCGCGCAACAACGCAATGAAGGAGGCGATAATGACTGACTACCCGTATGAAGGGGCGTACCCTACCAGCCCCGAAGATTTTTTGAAAAAAGCGTCTATGCCTTGGGAGTGGTTCTAATGGCTAGGTGGAGGCAGGTAAAAAATGAAGAAACGGGCCGGTACGAAATGGTACGAATGGATGCAGGACCTAAAAATATTCGCAGCATTGATATTATTCGGGGTAACTTTGATACTTTCGTCAGTCCTGTTGATGGCAGTCTTGTCACAGGTCACAGGAGTTTAATGCAGCATAATGCGCGCAATGGCGTGGTAAACGCCCAGGAATTTACGCCCGAGTATTATGCGGGAAAAGCAAAAGAACGCGCGCAACACTTTACCGGTACGTCGAGCAAAGAGGACACACACAAGCGGCGCCAACACATTAACGAAATCTGGAATCGCCAGGAGAGAAACCGCAATGAGTAATATAGCTGAACAAATCACCACTGAAGATGAAGATACACTGGCCTCGGCACTCGATGCGGCGTGGCAGTCTAATTCTGAAGATGGCGATACTGGCGATATTG